ATTTGGCAGCCGCGGCCACTATGTCTTGAGCTTTGTTTACTGGCATAGCAACGTCGGGTTGTCCAGCGCCTTTGAAAACCAACACACCTGTGTTTGGATCCATGGGTTCTAGTAGGTTGCTGAGTGGAGGTTGACTTACCACATCCACGAGATTTTCAGGAGTGATGTTGATATCTAGATCATTGGCCAGTTTGATAAACGCGGCCTGACTGATTTCTTTTCGAGCACTAGTATCTTCGGCACGACCATTAAGAAACTGTACCAACCCTGCCAGTTGTGCTGGATCGGGAGTTGGTGCCATTCCAGCATCAACTTCGAATATTTTCATTATCTCTTGGCGCGACCTAGTGCGGCTGCGGGAGGTTCCATTCCTGGCTCAGGTGGCAATTCAGCGTCAAGGTCTGCACCCATGTCACCAGCGGCAGCCATGTCAGCGGCACCGGCACCCATGTCAGCGGCACCAGCTGCGATATCTGCACCCATTGCACCGGCGGCAGCGGCAGGAGGAGTTTGACCTGTTACTACCCCAAGTGCGGCATCAAGTTGTTGTTTTGCACCTTGCAAATTGCCAACCAAGCCAGCAAGAGCGGCTGTGGCATCTGCATTGAATTGTTGTGCTTGTTCCATGCCCACTTGATTCTTGATTGAATCAACCAAGGCTGGTAATTCTTTAAATTGTAATTCTGTAACGTCTTCCAACATGCCTTGCATCTTGTCAACCATATCTTGTGCAGCCAACACCACTTGGGCTTGTTGCACTTCTGATTCATTCAAGCGATTCATTGCACGACGCAAACGGCTTTCGGCCTGCATCATTGCGGCACCAGCAACTAATTTTTGTTCTTCAGGATTTAATGTCTGTCCACTTTGTGTTTTCTTGAGTGCGGCCGCCAATTTAGGATCTTTTGCAACGGCACCGGCCACAGCAGGAGTTCCACCAGCAACAGCGGCACCAGGTGTAGGAGCAGTTCCTGGAGCAGGCGTTTGTCCAGGCAAGGGCAATGCGGCTTCTTTTAAACGGCTACTCAATGCTTGTTCCATCATGACCAACTGCAAGTATTTGGGATTCTTCTCGCTGTGATGACGTGCAGTAGTCCCACGATGCTCACGCAACACGCCCTGTACTTTTTGCAACATGGCTTGTGTTTGATTCCGTGTCAATTGGTCAAAACGGATACGTGATCCAAAATAACTTTCGAATACTTTGGCGATTTGTTTACTTGGCTTAAGAGCCGATAGTTCTTGCAGTTTCATTATTGAATCCTCTAATTTGTATATATTTAGCCTGGTTTACACATTTTTCTAATTCGTTGCTGACTGAATTATACTGGTCTATTTTGGGTTGTAATTTCATGTTTATTATTTCATAAAATGATTCATGCCGGCCACGTTCACCCAGTGTCTTACGGCAGTATATATCCGCCGCTAGTGCTTGTTTTTTACGGTCCAATACAAAAATTGTATTGGCCAAGTTGTATTGTTGTTTATGGTCCACGGTGCACCATGACATTGCTACTCTTTTGGTAGTGAAATTATGTATTTCTCTATCCCAGGTACGTACTGCAAAGCCAGTTTTTTCGGGAGTGATATAATACTTGCCAAATGCTATAATCCCGCCTTGTTCGTCGTCGATTATCATTTCGCTAATATTGCGGGACAATTCACGTTCTGCCCATTGTTCTAATTTTTGTTCTCGGGTCATATTTTAAAATAATGGCTTGCAAGCCAACCCACTGTGCCGACTAGGACTGTGATAATTCCCACACCCCAGTTTATGATTTGGTCGTTGCGCTTGGTGCTCATGGCCTGCATCATACCCCGCAGTTCAGCAATCACATCATGTAACACTACAATTTTTTCATCTATTGCTTCTATTTTTGTTTCTAGCAAACGATATCTTTCAGCACACAATTCAACGTGTGCTTCTAAACTTTTCTTTTCAATATCTGTGGTGTCGGCCATGATTACTCCAGTGATGTATTTACCGTAGCGAACCAAATGTTTTGATTGTCTCCTGCGGTGGCAATGGTCGGGGCCAGTTGTGGTTGTTCGTGTAAATTCAACATCATGGGCACTCCTTCACAATCGGTCTTGAGCCCGGCCAAGGGATCAGGGTCACTGTGTATTTCGTACACCCCTTCGGATTCCGATGTGAATTCAAACTCCCAGACACCGTGTTGACACACTGGCATTGTGACATCCATGGGTTGTGTTCTCAGTCCAATGATCTGTAGCAGGGTTTCCCAATTGCGTTGCTGATTCCGGGAGTGGTTCCAATCTGATTGATTGTTCACTACCTGTCCTGTAGCATCCACAAACGGGATTTCGCTTGGGCGATAGTGTCCAGTAACTCCGGTGCGACTGCAATCAAAAAGGGTGCGGCATAAGATTTTCATTCTATGAGTATTTAATGCCAAAAAGAAACCCCGGATTTTTTACGTCCGGGGTTGGTCAGTTGTTGATTAAACTGTATTCTTACCAGTAGATTATGCGGCAGCTAATGCTGGCATTATCGTGAATGCGGCGTTAGCGGCACAACTGTTCCACTGGTAACCAGTGAATGCAACGTTGGCTGCTGCCAAAAATGCCGCAGTAGTAGCATAAGCACCACTTGGGTAAATTGCTACGTTGAGCAAGTTTGCACTTGCCAAAGGACCAACTTGATACATTGCAACTGTAGACACTTGTTGAATGCCTTGCAAGGATGAGTTGATGAAGCCGTTGACGTTACCAACTGCGCCTGTGGTTGTTGTCAATGCAGTGTTTGCTACCAAGCTGAAGAAGTCAAGTTTTGGACCTGCTAATTGAACTGGGCCTTGAGCCGCAATGTTTGCTGTGCCAGCAATCGAACCGTTTGCTACGTCTAACGCAAATACTGGTTGCGTTGTACCGGAGACTTTTGTTAATGATGCCATGATAATTTTCCTTTAAAGTTAATGGTCTCTATGGACCTGCTTTTATTTAGTCAGTTTGGAAAAATCACGCTGGTTGCGGATTATTTCTCTGCCTATTTTGAGCCGCAAATGCATTGGGATCAAATCTATTTACCGCTTTTGCATATCCCACTGGGGTGGCCATGACCCAGCCTTCTTGCCCAGGATGCTCAGTATCTGCTTGTTGTAACAGGTGCATTTTAAGGTCATGCAACAGCATAAATGCTGTGAATGCGGCTGCTAGTGCAGGGGTGTTTGATGTTGGGCTATTCAAGTATTCCACAATGTTTCGGAACTTTTGTGGGGTTACCTTGGTCTGTAACCATTCGCCAAATTCAGGCAACAGTGTTTGTTTGTTTAAAGGTGTACCTACCTTGGTATTGATATAGTCCACACAAAGTTTTGCTAGATCTGTAATCTTGTGGGCACGTAATTCAGCAGGATTAAACAATGTATCTATGTTTTTGCCATCAGTTTTGATCAACTGTTTGAGTTGTTTTTCAGCATTGGTTTCGGACTGCAATTGTTTGGGGCTGGCTGGTTTTTCTAACAACAGTCCCGGAACTTCGTTAAATCTTACTCCACTGAGTGGCTGTCGTGAATCGCCTACATCAGCATACATTGAGTGTATGGCAATACCAACTGTGCTGTTGCCAATGCGTTGACCCAGTGTGGACTTGGCAGGTATCTTGTATTCCACGGTATTGGGACGAAACACATAATTTCCGGCAATCACAGGGGGTGTATCCATGTACAGTAAATCACCCTTGACATACCCACGGAAGTTAGGCGGAAGAGCGGCTTCCAACATAGGAAACAATGTTGCATAAATTTGAATCAATTCAGTTCTGTCACCGCTTCTGGTGCTTTGAATTTGTGCCATCATGCGTGGACTAGTAGCAAGTCCATCATAGCCCTTGGCTTCAAAACCAGATCCATCAGTTAGTACAAACTCACCTGTGCTAGGTTTACGCCCAAATATCACAGCAGGTTTTCCGTCCCACTTAGCAGTCACAGTCGATGGTTGCTCTGTAGCATGTTTTACAATTTCAAGTGCATCTTGTATGCCTTGTGTGCCACGACGGAAAACCAGATCTTCAAGATGTTCAATACCTTTGGCTCGGCCACCTACTCCGGGTTGTTCTGCTTCCACCAAGGCATACATGCCTTGATTAACAATACGATCACGCAATCGTGCTAACCAGCCCACTTCACTTTCAGACACGGTCATGTCAGGTTCTTGTATGCCATCACGTTTTAGATATTCACGGAAGTCTGCTAGTTTAGCATCACGATCAGGATCCATGGCCAGGGCCTTGTAGATGTTTTCTACTGAACTGAGTTGGCTACGATTATAATTTGGGCCTAGTAAAATACCTGCGGCTTGATCAGGATCCACGGTGATTGGCTTTTCTGTCTGGCGACTGATAATACCTTTGGCGCTGGCTTTGAGTCCCAGAGATTTGGCAATGCTTGACATCAGCACGTTGCGATACATGCCTTTGTAGGAGGAGTCTGACACTCCGCCTAACCAAAATGTACCCCAGTTCATGTCAGGCATGAACATGAAGTCTGTTTGTACATAACCACGCTTGGGATCACCTTGTATGGGAGTTTTAAAATGTACGGCTTCACCAGTGAGTCTAACCCATTGCTTGGGATCTTGTTTGTTTTTTGTGGCCCAGGCATCTAGTATGGCCTTGAGTTCGGGTTTGGTTATTGCGTTTGCATCCACCGCAAGATCCATGTCTCCAGAATCAGCTTTGCGCCCTGTAGAACCCAACCACTTGTGTGGCACCCCTTGTGGATCTTTTTCTAGAGTAAGATCAAGTCCGGTGATCATTTCCAACCAAGCAACTGTGCCCGGAATGTCTGCCAATTTGATACGCTGTGTCACTGGTGTACCATCTGCATTTTTGAATACGTTTCCACCTTCTAGTAAGTTCATTTTTTAAAGCACTCCTGCAGATTTAAGTAAAGCATCAAGAGTTGGAGAGCCTGTGCCAGCAGGATTTACTTTTTCTCCGCTTTTTGTTAAAGTATTTTTCATAGTAGCCAGGTCGGCGGCATCAATACCCATGGTATGCATTAGTGCATCAGCCGATGTATTTCCAGTACCGCCAGCAACTCCGGCCCGGCTGCCTGTCCCAGCAGCCTTAGTGGCAGCCATTTGATTGATCATGGGGGCAATACCGTTTTGTGCCAATGTTAAGAATGCTTTGCTTAATGCATCAGGGGTTGTGGCCGGGCCATCAGTTAATTTAAGAATTTCTGCAATCTCAGTATTGATGGTATCAATATTTTGTTTTGCTCTCATTTTTTCATCTAGATCAGTAATCTTGGTAAGAATTTGTGTATAATCATACGTGGGGCCCGAACCCAGCATGGCAACAATCATTTGTTTGACTTGATCTTTTGCTTTTGTTTTAGATGCATCATCCAATTGTGTATAATTAGCCACCGGAGAACCATCTGGCAGTTTGGCATTTTGTACAGCACTATTTAAAATTTCTGCATATGATTTTTGCATGGCCATGGCCATTGGTTTAACTGATGCGGCTGTGGCCGCAGTGGCTGCATGTTGTCGATCTCCGGAAGTTGCATTAGAATCTGGAATTGATATACCAGAACGTGCAGATGCAGATGCACCGGCTTGTTTACCGATCTCTCTTCCGACTGCCCCAAGCACAGCACCGGCCCCGGACATAAATCCTTCTTTTAATGGTTTGTAAGTAATTTCATGAATCTGCATGGGTTCTCCTGACAGATCTGGAAAACTTTCCAGCATCTTTGGTTCGTATGGCATTGAGCAGTTTTCTTGTGAGATTGTCAGCTTGTTCAGCACCAAATTCAGTTTCAATCTGTTCAATCAATCTAATGGCACTGGCGATAATGCTGTCAGCACGAGTTTCAATTATCAATCGACGATCACGCTCCACATACAATGAGTCTAGTTCTTCTAGAATACTTCGGGTCTTTTTTTGCATTCGCTTTGGGCCTTTGGATTATTTAGTGCTTTTAGTATTCTAATAAATATGATTATACAGGAATACCTATGACAAGTCAAATTAACCCCAATAACATAGACGGCACATACCCCGTTGCAGGCCAGCCCAATAATACCCAGGGCTTTAGAGATAACTTTACTGCTATTAAAACCAATTTTTCAGCCGCGGCCACAGAGATCACTGACTTGGAAAACAATGGCGTTTTTAAAGCCGCGCTGTCAGGAACCACGCTAGACAACAACATGAGCGATAATTTGATTTACGCTGTTAAATTGAATGATGTGAGTTATACCGCACTGCAACAAACTTCTACCGCAGGAACAATTACATTAAATTATAGTTCTGCGCAATATCAAACTATTGCTCCTACTGCTAATATTAGTTTGGGGTTCTCTAATTGGCCCCTAGCAGGATCGTATGGCGAACTCTTTATCGAAGTAGTAGTAACCAATGTTTCTTACACTATGACTTTGCCCTCAGCAGTTGCTTTAGGCACAACTGGTATTCAAGGCTATAGTGCGAATATAATAACATTTGCTGCCACTGGAACATACAACTTCAAATTCAGCACAATCGATGGCGGTACCACAATTACAATATATGATTTAAATCGTCCACTTAACTACTACACAAACACAGTTAATGTGGTTGCAACTACTGCTAGTACTAGTTCCACATCTGGTGCGCTGATAGTAGCAGGCGGTGTTGGTATCGGTGGTAATTTGTATGTCAACGGAGATATTTTTGGCAATCTTACCATTGGAGATTTCTCTACAGGAAATGTTTATGCTTCGGGGTATATTAGTGCAACAGGTAATGTAACTGGTGGCAACATACGTACTACTGGATTAATTAGTGCTACTGGTAATATTACAGCCGGCAATATTTTAAATGCTGGATTAAGTTCAGTAACTGGTAATATTACAGGTGGTAATATACAAACTGCTGGGTCTGTTCTCTCTTCTGGCACAGGTGGCGTAGGATACACAACCGGTGCTGGCGGTACCGTTACTCAATCTGTCAATAGAGTAACTGGCGTTACTTTAAATAAAACTACTGGTAATATTGTATTATTCACTGCGGCAGGAAATACTACTCCTACTACATTTCTTTTTACAAATAGTACCATAGCAAATTCAGATGTGTTGATGCTAAATCAAAAGAGCGGTACTAACATTTATAATTTAGTAGTGTCCGGAATAGGTGCAACTGGTGGCAATGCTAACATAACAGTATGGACCACCGGGGGTGTTACTAGTGAGGCGCCTGTTATTAATTTTGCTGTGGTCAAAGGTGCTACTGCTTAATTTGATTTAATTTGACCCAGTAGTTGTTTGAGTTTTGCACTTTGTACATCTGCTGACACTTTGCCTGTTTCTTGTGGGGGCTTTTCCCAAGCACTGATACCTTCTGGTCGTTTCCACTTTACAGGTGCGTTCTCATCCACAACACCATCCTCGTCGGCACGGACTTGGCTACGTGCCTTGATTGAATCCATGATGTTTGTTGTGGGTTTGTTGTAGCCGTTTTCTTCCCCGCCTGCATCTGTAATACGCATGGTATCAATGTTGTATTCCAAATCAATCTTTTGCCCAACTCCAGTGCTACTACGCGACTTCATACATTGTATTTGATACTTGCCACGCTCTT